GATCAAGTTAAGGTTCGCTACAACAAAGACTGGAACGAATATTATGTTTCAGTAAATGGCGAAACTTATGATGATGCTAATTATTATGCTGGCGATGATAAACAGGATGCGATTGATACCGCTGAATGGTTCGCTAAGAATTGCAAATATTAAACAACTAAACAAAGGAAAACAAAAATGAAAAACAATTATGAATTTTTAACTTGCAAGATTATGGAATTAATTGTTCGAGATATGATTTCTCAAGACGAACACTTTGGATGCAGTATGGAAGAACTGTTAGAGATGGCTGAGGATATGGCAGGAAAAATATTCGATTGTCCTACGCAATCTTTAAAGGCTAGAAAATTTTGTCAAGACAATTACGAAAGAAAAGAATCAAAAATAAAACTCATCTATAAGCCTGACAGTCAGGACTTCATAGAAATTAAATAAACTAAACATTTAAACAAAAGGAAAAATATTATGACCGATTATATAGAACTAGACGTTGATGCTTTCGAGAAAAATGATGAAGATGGCGAAACATGTTTCCCAGTTAAGCTACTTTGTGAAATTGATTACGAGTGGCAAAAAGCTGAACCTGATGTAGGAATCTTTTACGAAGGATTCGTATTGCATAGTTGCTACATAAAGAAAGCGTTATCTTTAGATAATGGAAAGATAATAGAAAACATTGAAAATTATGATTTGTTTTTCGATGGCGAGGAGTTCGATGAAGAATCAGAAGCCGCTGACAAATACATAATAGATATGTTAGAAAGTGACAGGCAATGCGCTATGGCTGATGCAGCGATAGAAAGATGGGAAGCAAAACAGGAAATGATTTAGTCGCTAGCTTAAAGCGCATTTGAAAAAATGCGCTTTGCGATAGTTACTAAACTATCAACATTAAACATTAAACAATTTAAAAAGGTAAATATACTATGTCTAAATTAACTATCCAAAAAATGAACCTCGCTCACCTCCGCATGATGCTTGACTGCTTAGGAGTTAAGTTAGAAGAACAGCCAAACCGTCAGAAGGATATGCGCTCTCTTTTAACATCGTTTCAAAAGAACGATCCTGAAAACTACGATGCAGCTTATTCGTTAGTTGTTGAGCACAAAGCGCCTGATGGTGGCTCTACTGTTCAGAATGTCATGCCAGTTAAAGAAGCTTCAAGAATTGTCGTTGATGAAATTAACGCTCTTAAAGATTCTGCACTGGATACAATCGACACTAACTTCAAAGAAAAAGCGAAAGCGTTAGTTGAAAAGGTTGATACTGCATTTACAGAAGCAGTTGAAAGAGAGTCGAAAAAATACAACGTTGTTCAGCACGTTGTTAAAGTTGGCAAAACTAAGAAGAAGGAAATCAAAGGCGTTGTTCATGAGAAGTTCGCCAAAATGGTTTCGTTAGCAAACATGCGAAAAAATATCCTGCTAGTTGGTCCAGCGGGATGTGGTAAAACTCACGTTGCAGCGCAAATAGCTGAAACGTTAGATTTAGACTTCGCTTCTCAGTCTTGTAGTGCTGGCGTAAGTGAAACAGCATTTACAGGCAAACTTCTCCCGTTAGGTAAATCTGGTCAGTTCGAGTATGTTGAATCTGACTTTGTTCGTATCTAAGAAAACGGCGGAGTGTTTTTGTTCGATGAGATTGACGCTAGTGATGCAAACGTTTTAGTTTTTATGAACCAAGCATTAGCAAACGATGGATTTCATAATGCAAGCCGCATAGGGAATACGTTTGTTAAGAAGCATCCTGACTTCATTGCGGTAGCTGCTGCAAATACTTTTGGCACTGGAGCTGATGCAATGTATACCGCAAGGAATACGTTAGATGCAGCGACACTTGATCGCTTTAGAGTTGGAGTTATTGAGATGAACTACTCTGAGCAAATCGAGGAACAACTGATCGATGAAAACGTTTTACGTTGGGGCTTAGGTGTTAGACAAGCAATCAATTCTCACAAACTTCAGAAGCTATGCTCTACAAGATTCTTGAGAGACGCTACTGACATGATGCGAGGCGCAGAATGGACGTTAGAAGAAATTGCTGAAATGTACTTTGCAGACTGGAGCGCTGAAGAACTTCGAGTGATCGGAGTAGCGTCAGAAGAATGTAAAGTTAATCGCTTCGCAGCTTAATAGAATTGTTAAGGAGAAATAAAAATGAACGTATTTGAAAATGAGAAAACTGTTTCGATGCACTTCGACAGCGCAACTGAGTTGTTAGATTTTGACTTTGCTTCTACTCCATACGGAATGGAAGGAAAGTCAGAACATCTACAAGGCGGATACAATCCAAGAGGCGGAAGCTGGCTAGGCAAAACGAACAGCAACAATGAAGATGTTATAACAAAATCACTTGTTGGTGATCGTGATATTCTTCCTTACTTGCAAGACAAGATTGACAAACTTGCTGCTATAGAGAATGCAAGCCTTAAAGAAAGCGTTCAGTCTATACAGCAAATTAAACGCAAAAGAACTTTTTCAGATCAAGGTGACGAGCTAGATATTGAAAAAGTTTACAACGGTCAACTTGATACAGCATGGAGCAAAACCGTTAGAATAGAACAAGACAGCAAGCATAAACTTGTTACACTGTTTATTCAAAACGGAGGCACTGCTAAGAAGGATGCTAATGATTCTTTCTGGCGATCAGCCATAGCTGTTTTGTTATGTCAAAAGCTTGTTGCTGCTGGCAAGTCTGTCAAGATCATTGTCGGCAATGCTTCGGAAGGTGCGCTTGTAGGAACTAGCAAGTTGCAAACAAGCTCAATCGTTATAAAGCAGTATAATGAGACTTTAACAATGGAGCGTTTAGCTGCAATGACTCACTTAGGTTTTTATAGGACTTTCGGATTTGCTGCAAAGTATATATCCGATTATAAGCCTGACTGGGGACTTGGTAGGACTACAAAAATTAACAGTGAAGCTAAGCTGCCTGTTAATCTGCAAAATGAAATCAAAGCTGGTCATACTAAGTGTATTGTTATACCGGAGCTTTATAATGAATATACTGCTATAGCTGCATTGCAAAATGCCTACAATGAATTAGGAGGCAAATAAAATGAAAACGATTAATGTTAGAGGCGGAAACAAAATCATAATATCAGGGGAAGATATTATGCCGATCATAAACAATGGCGATCATCTATCCTTAGGAGAAGGAGCAAAGGTCGCCTTAATACAAGCGTTAATAGATACGTTGCAAGATGACAATTCTATTAAGTCTATAAACAATTATACAAATATGAATTTTAAATAGGTGAATATTATGAACGTATCAGCAAAAACAAAAATGGATATAGCATCGCTATATTCATTTGCTGATAGTCTTACTCTTATTGAGCAAAAGACTATAGGCCAATTAATAAAAGAAGAAATGGAAAAAGAGGAACACCGTAAGCAAGGGAACTTAAAAGGAGTGTTAGCAGATCCCGAGCCAGCTTTTAATGAACCTAGCTCTGCCGATTTGCCTGAGCCTTTGAAATCAAAGTTTACTGCTGAGGTTAAATCTAAAAAGAACAACCGTTGGGAAGTCGTTAGTTTCTGGCACGATGAAAAACTTTCTAAGGAAAGAAAGAAGATTATGTTCAAAGCTAAGTTCGGAAAAGGAAAGCGCGAATATACCTATGGAGCGCAAACAATAATTGATAAAATAAATAACGGCGATATGAGGATGCAATAATGAGTATTTCAAACCATAGTGAAAACGATTACGACTTTTTAAAATCGGAAACTTATAAAGCGCTTATGTTCAATAGGAGTTTAAAAGACAATATTTTTCCGAGTAACATGAAAATGAAAGATGTTGAGGAGCATGTCCATTTCATGATCGACAAATTAAAACCGAATCGGAAACAGTACATCATTTCCATGCTTAGGAATAAGATGGCTAAAATCACAATCATAATGGACGACTTGGGGGATCGTCACTTGTCACTTGAACATCCTGAAAAATGAAAACTGATTCTAATTCAGGAATTAAAATTTACTTGCATTTAAACTATTGCAATTTTAAACAGTAGCTATATAGTAGCTAAACCTTTTGCGGCAATGCCTATAGATTGCCGCTTTAACTTAAAACTAAACTCTTAGGAGAAGCGATATGAAAATTTTAATCAACTCTAATTTTAAAGCATTGCGTCAAGGCGAATTCGTAGAAGCAAATGAGGACGCTGGTGAATTTATTCTCGATACTGACAACAAGGATAAAGCACCAGCAAAAGCAACTATCCAAGAAATCGCCAAGGCAAACAAAATCACTTTAAAGTCAAAAGTGACAATCGCTGATGCGTTAGATATAATCGCAGAAGCACTAACCGAAACTCTACCGGAGCAAAATGAAATGACCGACTCACAAAAAGTTGAAGAAATTGTAAAAGCAGGTGTTGAAGCTGGACTATCTGATGATGATATGCTAGTGCAAATTATCCAAGAAGGAATTCCTTTCCGCGCTGCTGGACGTTTGTTTAAGAAAGTAATGGAGGAATCTGGTTTAAGGATTTCCTCTGCTAAGCGTAAGGAACAAATTGTTGCGATCCTTGAGGACGCAGAGTTCGCTCCCGAAACTTATGACGAAATCAAAGAAATGCTGGAGCGTATTGAAAAAGAAGTTGCTGATACTACTACTTCGCAAGCGCTGAAAATTATCAAGCGTTATGCAAAGGACTTGGAAATCGAATTGCCAAAAGTCCCACGCGCTCCGACTGGCGGAATCCGCACAAAGCTTTTCGATTTGGTCAAAGAAAATCCTGCGATCACAAAAGCAGAAGTGGAAGACTTCTTTTCCGAGAATTGCAAAACGGAAGAAGCTGCTGCGAAATATATGAAGCGTTACTATCCGATCATCGAGTTCGGTCAGGAAATGCACAAGCTTGGTACTGGTGAAGAATAATCAGCAATATCAAAAGTGTTATAAAGGTCAGCTTTAGAGCTGGCCTTTTTTTATGCCTAATGAAAAGTCCTTTCTTTAAGTTAGTATCCACTAACTAAGTTAGTATCCACTAACCTATATTTAGCCAGTATGTCCACTGCTATCACTGGCATATAGAGCAATCCATTATTAAACGAATCCTAGCATAGCTAGAAGCTACGAAAGCGCTTCCAGAGCTACGCTTTCACCTGTACTGGCTAGCGTTGCTTCTAGGCGGCTTTTAGAGCGTCCTAGAGCGCATGTTATTTGCACTGATTTGGTGCATTTTTAACTGCTCATTTTTTAACCAGTTATTATTGATCAATTTTTGAACAATGCAGTTTCGATCCAGTTTTGCATATTAGATTTGAAAATCAAGATGCAAAGTTGATGTTAGCTTCCAATAACAATTTAGCTATGGTGCAATCAACTGCCCTATATGGTAAAATACAAAATCTATTTTTGCGGAGATTTTTCCGTACAGATTCCAATTGGAGAAGCGACAAATGAGAAACGTTATAATAACTGGATCTTCCAGAAAAAATTCACTCGGATATAAAATTTGCGAAGCGCTGAAAAATCAGTGTGACGATTTCCGTATCATTGCGATTGTGCATCCGTCAGATTATGAAAAAGAAATTCTTGATGGTGCAGTTGATTTAGTAGTAACAGCAGACCTGTTAGATTTAAATTCTATGAACAGAGCCGCTGAAAAAGTTAATGAGATAATCCACTATGGATATATTTATGCTCTGATAAATTGTGCTGGCATGAATATGAATTGTTGGTTCGAGGATTTAAAAACAACTGACTATGAAAAGATTATGGATGTAAACGCTCGCGCTATGGTTCATTTATCGCAGTGCTTCTTTGACAATCTATCCAATACTATTAACGGCGGAACTATTCTCAATGTAGTATCTAATGCAGCTCATGTTCCTATGCGTTGCTCGCTTGCTTATAACGCTAGCAAAGCAGCAGCCAAAATGATAACTCAGCAAATGGCTAGGGAGCTAACAAGGAAATATAATATGACTATTTTCAGCGTTAGTCCTAACAAGCTTTTAGGAACTGATATGTCATTGCAAATTGATAATGAAGTTCCTGAGGTTCGAGGATGGACTAAAGATCAGTCGGACGATTATCAGAATAGTTCTTTGCTAACAGGCGAACAAACTCCGCCTGAAAATGTAGCTGAATTCATTGCGTTTCTTTTATCTACAAAAGATCGTCACTTTTATTTATCAGGCTGTGATATTCCATACGGCGCTTAACTAACGGGAGAAACTATGTTTTACATTGAACATTACATGCTAAGGACTAACAATCCTGAGAAGTCTATTGAGTTTTATAAAGAAGTCATGCGGATGGAATTTGTCTGTCATGATCCAAGGCATTCTGAGAATCCGCCTTGTGATATTTACTTTCTAAAAGATCCAGAAACTGATTTTATGATAGAGCTAAAACACTATCATGGAAAAGAGTTCAATAATACTGGAGATGTTTTCGGTCACGTTGGTTATAGGGTAGATGATATAAAGCCTATAGTAGAAAAAGCTGAAGCGTTAGGCTATTCATACTGGACTAAAAACAGCACAAGCTCATTTGGAAAGAAATATTTGATTGCAACAATAGTGACGCCAGAAGGAGTTGATCTTCATCTTGTGCAAAAGCTAAGTGATTTTTAGGAGGCATAATGGCTAAAGCAAAAGAACAAACGTTAGGCGATAGGCTTGACAAATTAAAATCTATACATGATCAAAGAAACGGATTGTATAAGGATGCAGCTTTTAGGCGCGGAGAAATCATGCTTGCATTGTTTGATGGAGAAATGCCTGATCTGAAAACTGAAGAAGATGTAAACAGATACGGCATTTTTCAAATGATCGTGTCTAAGCTAACTCGTTATGCCGTTACTTTTGAGAACGGCGGCCATGAAGATTCGTTAGATGACCTTGCCGTTTATTCTCAGATGCTCGCTCAGTATGACAATAAAATCAAAGGTAATAAGAAATGAAGAAATACGGAATCTTTGTCGATACAGAAACAACTGGACTGTTAGCTGCTGAACTGGCAGATATACATCATCAACCTTTTATCACAGAGCTTTACGCTTGCAAGTATGACAAGGAGACTTTTGAAATTGTTGACGAAGTTAATACGTTAGTCTCAATTCCAGTTCCTTTGTCAGAGGAGATAATAAAGATAACTGGAATAACTGAAGAAATGCTACAAGGCAAACCTGAATTTCAAGATGTTATTCCAGACTTCATTGAATTATGCGAAGAAGTTGATACAATCGGCGGTCACAATGTAATGTTTGACTACGATGTTATTAGGCATAACTTTCGCAGACATGAAGTGTTAGAACACTTTCCTGAATTTGATTATAAAATATGCACTGTTGAAATGTCATATCCGATAGAAAAGAAAAGGCTTAAACTTTCGCAGTTATATTTCAAGGCAACTGGAAAAACTCACGAAGGAGCTCACAGAGCTAAAGCTGATGTGTTAGCAACTTTTGAATGTTACAAATGGCTTTTATCTGAAGGCTTTTAAAAATAAATGGAGAAGCGAAATGACTGAACAAAAAGAAATGATAAACCTAGCTTTGAAATCAGGCTATAGTTTTAAGCAAGTATTCGGACACCTTAAAGATGTTATTGAAAAAGGCATACAAAATAACACAATAGGTATAGCTGATGCTGGAAATACTTTTGCATTCTATGAATTGGAAACACTTTGTAAGAAGCAAAAGATAAAACCTATTTATGGAATCAGACTTACCGTTGTTAAGGATGCTACCAAAGAAGTTAAGCCGCGCGGACAATTCGGATGCGAGTATATTTTCTTGGCTAAGAATCAAGAAGGAGTAAAAGAAATATATGCACTGACAAAAGTTTTCTATGACAACTTTTATTGGAGAGGCAATCTTTCTTTTCATGCTGACGTTGCTAAGATAAGTGATAACGTTATTGTTATTGCAGACGATATACAAACTACAAAACGTTTGGACTATCTTGCGATAACGCAGTCAACTCCTAAGTATGTAATAGAAGCAGCTAGGGAGGAGTCAATTCCTTTCGTTGCGATTCAGAAAAATTGGTATGTAGAAAAAGATGATCACTCTACTTACGAATTAATGATAGGAGTTGATAATGGTCCTGGAAGACCTAACGCTGAAAAGCGTACACATCCTCAGCATATACTTACAACAGAAGAATGGATTGGATATCAGCGACATAGAAACTATGTTACTGAAGAAGAAATTCAAGAAGCCGTTGCTAACACTCATGTTGTGGCGGATCTAATAGAGGAGTATGATTTACCTCGCGCTCCTATGATTAAATCAAAATCGAACAAGTCAATTGACTATCTATGCAAGATAGGAGCTAAGAAGCGAGGCATAGACATAACGCAAGGAGTATATGGCGAACGCTACGAGCGAGAAATAAAGCTCATAAAAGAGCGAGAGTTTGATGATTACTTTATTGTTGTAGCAGATATGATATCAAAAGCTAAACAGAAAATGTTAGTCGGACCATCCCGTGGATCTTCAGCAGGATCGTTAGTCTGTTATCTAATCGGTATCACTGAAATTGATCCTATAGAATACGGGCTTTTATTTGAAAGGTTTATTGATGTAAACAGGAAAGACTTGCCTGATATAGATATTGACTTTCCAGATTCGCAACGAAAGCAAGTTATCAAACAACTAACAGATGACTATGGTGCTGATCAAGTTAAGCACGTTGCAAATATTTCAAAGATGCAGCCGAGAGGAGCGATTAACGATTTTGCTAAGGGCTTGAGAATTAGTAGAGCAGAAACGGAAGAATTAAAGAACGCTATTATTGAAAGGTCAGGTGGTGACTCTCGCGCTGGATATTGTATGATGGATACATTTGATACAACAACTCCAGGACAAGAGTTTATCAAGAAATATCCTAACATCAGAAATGTAGAGAGAGTTGAACGGCATCCATCTCACCACTCTACACATGCAGCAGGAATGATTGTTTGTAACGACCCTATACACAATTACTGTGGCGTGAACACTCGCGATGATACTATCATGGCTGACAAGTATGGAGCTGAATATTTCAACTTGCTAAAGATTGATGCGTTAGGTTTGAGAACTTTATCAATACTTCAAGACTGTGCAAAATCGGTAGGCATGAAACATACTGACTTTTATTCTTTACCTATAGATGACGAAAAGACTTTGAAACTTTTCGATGATTGTAGGCTTAATGGAATATTTCAGTTTGAAGGTTATTCTCTTATGAACCTAACACAAAAGATGGGCATAAAAGAATTTAATGACATTGTTGCTATAACTGCATTGGCTCGTCCTGGAGCATTGTATTCAGGAGGCGCAGCTCGCTACATAAAATATAGGCTAGGCGAAGATGAACCAGTTTACTATGGAGAACTTCATAAGAAAGTAACATCGGAAACTTTTGGTATTGTTATTTATCAAGAGCAGATTTTGAATATCTGTAGAGAGATAGGAAAAATGTCATGGAACGATGTAAACAAAGTCCGTAAAGCTTTATCAAAATCGTTAGGTGAAGAACACTTTGCACAATATAAAGCAATGTTTATGCAAGGCGCTGATGAAAATGGTTATACTGTAGAGCAAGCTGAATTCATTTGGGGTGAAGTTTGTTATGGTGGTAACTACGCTTTTAATAAATCTCATGCCGTAGCCTATGCGTTAGTAAGTTATTGGACAGGATATATGAAAGCTCACTATCCTCTTGAGTTTGTTGTTGCTTGTCTTAACAATGAGAAGGATGAGGAAAGTTCTATTAAAATTTTGCGAGATGCAACAACGCATGATGGAATAGAATATTGCCCGTTAGATCCAGACTTGTCTGATATCAACTGGTCAGTAGCCAATGGTAAAGTGTTAGGTGGACTAATGAACCTACATGGAATAGGAATAGCCAAAGCTAGAAAGATAAAGAAGATGAGAACAGGAGAGGAGAAATGGACTCCAGCTATAGTTAATAAGTTAGCAAATCCTGTTACGCCTTTTGATATTCTTTATCCTTGTGATCATTTCTGGGGTGATATTTATAGGCGTCCTCATTTGTATGGGCTTAGCCATCCACCAAGCCTTATACAAGATGTTATAGGAAGCAAAGGTGAGCACTTTTGTTTTATAGGAAAACTAAAGAATAAAAACGTTAGGGATATGAACGAATATGTAAACGTTCAAAAACGTGGCGGCAAACTTGTTGATGGTCCCGCCTTAGAGCTAGCGTTAAAGTTAGAAGATGATACTGATTCTATCATGGCTGAGATTGGAAGATTTGAGTTTAAGAACGTGGTCGCCACTTAGCTGAAACGGCAGTAGTTGACGAGGATTGGTTTATAGTTCGCGCTCATGTTAAATGGGAAGGCAATCGCTACATGGTGATAGATGATATACAAAAACTAACACCTGATCTGTTAGAGCCTGAACCAAATAAAGAAGAAGGAGAGGCAGCATGAAACTAAGAAAAGTAGTTAGTGTGTTAGGTGCTATGGCATCTATCACACGCTTTTCACAAAGCATATTAGCAAAGCCAGAGAATGTGTTAGAGCATACAGGCTTTGTAGCTATTATGTCTTTAGCCATAGCAAAAGAAATAGAGAGGCAGAGAGGGAAAGGCTCAGTTGACATTGGCTTGCTGTTAGAAAAATGTTTAGTCCATGA